CTCTTTTTGGAAAATATCTATCAAAATATAATATTGGAGAGTGCTCATTTGGTGAGTTCTGAGCAAAGCGAAGATAACCTTCGCCAGAAGTAATGTTATCTTCTAAATTAATTCCATAATTAACATTAAGTCCATCATAATCTACACGACCATGTGAGCTTTTATCTACTGCACCTCCTCGTTTCCATTGAGTTAATACAAAAGTAGATGGATAATAACGCACCCGAGATCGCCATAACGGATCATCCCACTCTCTTTGACTTACTTCAACACCCTGAAATCGATCATCATGAAAATTAGTTTTACCGCCCATTCCATAAATTGTATCAAAAGAACCTACTAGGTGTTGTTTTTTAAGATGACTAGTTCTTCCGACTTGCTCTACTTCTGTTGTAGGATCTTGATACCATATACTATCCCAATTCCATATTATCCAATCATTTCCACTATATACCCAAGCAATATTTAGTTCTGGAACGACAAAGAATATTGCTTGATATTTTTCATTATAATATGAATGAACACCTTTTTCATTCCCTTTTAATCCATAATTAAATCTAGGTTTAGTTTCTGCTGCTGGATCAGAAAAACCAGTTGCTTGAAAATAATTAATTATTGGACTAGGAAACTCATCTTGGAAAAATTGTTTAATAGGCATCCCCATATTCTCAATATTATAACCATTGCCAGTACGATAAAAGCTATTTTTATCTGCCCAAAATACACCAGAATCTGTTTTAGTGACGGTTTGGGTGTGCATACAACCTATATTTTGAGCTATTTCAGTAGTAGATCCACCGGATAATAGTGATGCCGACCATGAAGGTTGATAAACAAACATTTCTGCTTCAGTCCAAATAATAACAAAATTATTAAATCCTTCAATTGCAACTATATCAGTATCCGCTACGATATTTACAATATTATCACCAACAATAGCATTAGGATCTCCCAAATCACTAAAATAAAGTGTTTTACCAGCCGCATAAAATAAATGTCCATTTAATACTGTAGCATCGATAAAATTAGGCATATCGTCTTTTTGCACATATGAGAAGCCAGCAGTATGAATACCATCTTTTAAGGCAAGCGGAATAATAGTAGCACTTTCTACATATCTACCGCTTTCCCAATCATTAACTTCATCATTAGAATTAATAACATTGGTCCATTTTGGACGAGTAAAATCAGGAAAAATAGTGGGATTATAAATAAAAGTTCCAGCGGCTTTTGATCCAAAATAAACTTGATCTCCAAAAGTAGGATGAGTATAATCTGTAAACCACCATCTAGTATCGTCTGCTCCAATTAGCTCTTGCCATTCACCATATGTATTATCTCGTTTTTCATAGTATCCATGTAGCCAAGAAGCAGCATCATCTTGACCACTGCCGGCTTCGCCTTCACTAGTATGTGTATATAAGATTTCTTCGTATTTAGTATTATTTGTAATATCATGAATAATTATAGTATAAAAACTAATATAATCTTGTAAATTGGGCTGATCGTCAAAACTAGTATCCCACGCATCAAACGGACCCTTTACTATATTACTAGTATATCCTCTTGTTAGAAAGATACTTATAATTTGTTCGTGTCCAAAATCAGTTTTAAGGTAATGATTTCCTAAACACTCTTGCAAACCAGTTTCTTCAGTAGTATCATAGGGCGCAGGATTTCCATATTGGGGATATGCCTGTACACTACTATTGAATTCACTTAATTGACCAAAACCTCCACGAACCTCTAACACTCCATAATTTGAATAAAGGTTTTGTTTTAAGCTCGTCATATTTACTGGACTTGATAGTACAGTTTTTTGATCGATAACTTCTATTTCTTGTTTTGGACTAGCCATATTAATATCCTAAATATTCTAACTCGTCTGTTGCTATTACACGATTACGAGCGCCCCAGCTTCTACCGGTTTGCAGATAATCTCCTAGTTGTTTTTGTCTTTGCAAAAGCTGCTGCACTAGAACGGGGTTATTAGCAAAATCAGTAATAGCATATTGCTGATATGCCAACAGAGCAACGATATCGTGAAAGCCGGCTAGATCATCAATAAAAGCCCCTGCTCCTGTAGTATTAGCTACTGTGAAAATATCACTAACATCGGGGATATACTCCAAAACGATCCTTTCATAGTCGCCGGTAAATCTTAAGATTGTTCCTTCTAACATATAGCGATTTAAACCATTTTGAATTTCCAATAAGGATCTAGCTGGCTCTAAATAATAACGAATATCTCTATCTGTTGTTCCTGCGCCGGATTCGGCTAGAGCACATCGAACAAGTCGATAAAGCCGTGTACCCGATACTGCATTAGCACCCAAAAGGGGACCAGTTCCAGCATTTGTTAAATCACATGAACTCGCAGGTGCCCCGGGCACATCTATAAATCGCCGAATCATATAATAATGATTATCCTGTTCTAAAACATATTGTCTAAATTGTTCATATCCAATATTTAAATATGTGACCACATTTGCATCACTTAGGAAAGTTGTATCGCTTTCATCAGTATAATTCCTAAATAAACTGGCGATGGCATCTGTTAACATTATTCTACACTCCTATTTCTAACAACCGAGGGATCAAATGTCTGTGGTGATTTAGCAGCTTTAACCCCACCTCTATAGGCATCATAAAGTCCTGATAACTTACTCCCTTGTACATTTTCATCCATATATTGCTGTTGGGCTGCTGGTGATACAGTTGCCATTTGATTAGCAATTTGCTCTGGATTACCGGGATCTGTTCTTTCCGGAAATACTTTGTATTTATAACGATTCTCCGCAGGATCATTAGGATCAGCCGGTTGATAGGTACTCACACTAATAAAGATATCCCGAATATAATCAGCAACTTCTTCTCCAAGTGCATAATATTCTTCGGTACGAATAAATTTACCAAAGATATCCTTAAACGCATCTAAATCATCAGTAGCAAAGATTTCAATTTGTGCCCCCATTTTAACTGCATCAAGCATATCCAAGGCATGATTACGATTAGCCATCCTATCAGCAATAAAAGTATCACCCGTGCGAAAGCTTAATTGCTTAAGCGCAGTTTCTTTATCAATCATTTCCGCTTCAACTAATTGCATAATCTTCGCATCTCTACTAAGAGCATCATCACGGAACAAAGAACCGGATTCAATGAAGATATCTGGTGTGTCTACAATATCCGTTGCCTTTATATTGCGAAAAACATACCCACCTCTGCCATCAAACATGCGCACAAATCGATCTTTTGTATAATACTTTTTCATTAATTGTAAAATAGTTTTTAATGCTTTTTGTACTCCCTCTTCAATATTTCCTTGCGTCATAGCCAACTGACTAATGTCTTGCTGCGCCAAAGCTTCAATAGCTTTGCCACTAGTGACGCCAACGGCTCTTTTGCCGAGGGTTGTGCTGTGAACACCCGATACATCGAACATCTCGCCCTGTAGGCGTGCGATATTATCTAAGACATAGCCGGGTAGCCCTGTGCCGGGGATTTGCGTTGGAGCGCCTCCTGCGGCGTTATAATAGATAATCTCACCGGGTGTACCACGAATTGCTCCACTATTAACTCCTGCGGTTTTTGGGATTAACCACTTTGGGTTTGACATAAGCTCAACATTTTCAATAAGTTGATTACGAGCTTTATTATACATATTTTGTAGATCAATAATGGACTCAACTAAGCCCATACCCCATAAGCGATCTGGCATATCGGTATACTGAATATGCTGAAAGGGTATATCTTTTGAAGTGTCGCTCCATCGTCCTTTATATAAATAAGTATTGCCTACAACAATACCATATTTTCCATCTCGCCAATAAACATCAAATAGTTCGACTCTATTATAATAATAGGCATCTTCTAGTGCTTCATTGATTCGGCGTGAAGGATTTGAATCACCGCCAGTACGGATATTTGTCGTAGAATTTGCATCAATTTGATCTGCATGATCTGGAAATGCTTTTTTAACATCTTCACTACGAGCGATTGTACGAATAGCCACATAAGAACTTTGATCGGCATTTTGTGCTCCCGGCTCATAGAAGAAATCATAGGGACTAATTACACGCACTACCACTTCATCTAAATCTGGATCAAAAAACTCTTGTAGTCCTACATTTCCAACAGCAATAAGCCAATGAATAGCTTTTTCAAATTTACTTTTTAAATTATCGCTATGATAAAAATATCTTAGGAGTTCTTCGGAAGCTTTTGCCTTAAGAATATCTTCGTCTGAGGGGCTAGCAGGAAGGACTGCTACGCCGGGATAATTTGTTTCTAATTTAGAAGAGATAACCCGGTAAACATTTAGGATTAAATTAATAATAACCTTAAGTTTACCGGGTTGATTTTTAAGCGTTACGAATTGTGTTAGAGTTTTATCATATCTTAAACTTTGTTTCCCTTGTAAATACAATAAACATAAGTCCCATACACGAATAAGAGCTATTTTATTAGATTTAGCTTGACTTATAAGTGCTTTAATGGCATGCGGAAATTTTCCATAATCGCTGCCAAGTTGTGTATCTTGATCTAGTTTCATTGTTTATTCCTTATGATAATGATAATTTTTGAAAATTTGCTGCCCTAGCAGGATCGATATTTGCTCCAAATTTCTTTACGGTTAGAGCTTTGCCAAGCTTGGGCACTTTGGGCACTTTTGGTACTCCCTCTTTAAGCATCTTTTCAGCAGCTTCGCTTTTGGCACCATTCCCAAATAAAGAACCAATCCCACTAGCCAAAGATACTAGTTTATCAAATCCTTCTGTTGGATCACGAACCGTAGTGCCTCCCTTTTCAGCCAATTCTTTTGCACGCTCTATATTTGGATCAATCATACCCACGACATCGCCACTAGTTTTCCATGCCTGTGCTCC